GAAGCGTAAGAATCCGTGGCGGAATAGATGAATGAGGGAGTAGATACATGCCTACGTCAGATGTTGAGCTGAAAGATTGGGCGCTTGAGAAGATTAAGAGCCTGAATCCGAAGTCTGTTGTCGATATTGGGCCCGGAGAAGGCACGTACTCTGACCTAGCAAGGAAGCATACGAGAAACGCTCGATGGATGGCGATTGAGGCGTGGGCTCCGTATATTCCGCAGTTCGGGCTCTGGGGTAAGTACGATCATGTTGTAGTGTCGGACGTTCGGCATGTGAATCTTATGAGCATTCATCATGCTCCTGACCTCGTGATTATCGGGGATGTGCTAGAGCATATGACGCATGTTGAAGCCCGCGCGGTGCTGACGAACTTAAAGGCATGGGCAGATCACATTCTGGTCTGCATCCCACTTGTTCATCATGATCAGGGAGCCCACGAGGGTAATTGGTTTGAGATTCACAGAGAGCACTGGACGTACAATGCTATGAAACGTGAGCTACGTGACGGTCTAGTGGATAGCGTTGAGGGTAAGGTGCTCGGCTATTTTCATTGGAGTTGTTACGGGTGAACGTGAGTGTCGTGTTCCCGTACAGGGGGACAACTGAGGATCGCAAACGAGCGTTCAGGTATGTGTACGATCATATGGAGTCGATGCTACCTGGCGCTGAGATTGTAGTAGCCGATGACGGGAGTCCGACGTTTAGCAGGGCAGGGTCACGGAATAAAGGCGTACGTGAAGCTGCTAACGATATTGTGGTCGTGTGCGATGCGGATTCGATCCCGCAGGAGCGTCCGATTCTAGAAGCCATCGAATCTGCATATGATAATCGGCTGCACTTGCCATATACGCACTTTCTGTCGCTAACGAGGGAGCATTCTGCTAAGGTTCTGAAGAACGGCGCTCGCCCGCTGGCCGGTAAACCGCAGTTTGTGTCAACTAACAGTGTTGGCGGTGTTCTGGTGATGACTAAGGAGGCGTATTTCGCTGTCGGAGGCCAGGACGAAGGTTTCGAGGGCTGGGGCGGCGAAGATGTCGCATTTGCATTTGCGTGCGAAGCCCTTCTAGGGCCTCATGTTCGGCATTCGGGTCACCTGTACGGGCTATGGCATAAGTCGGACATGGACCAGCGTTCTAAGCAGTATAAGACGAATATCGAACGGCAGAACCTCTACAAGCGTTATCGTAAAGACCCTGAAGGGATGCGTCAGCTACTTGTGAACCTTAATGTAGCGTAATAGTGACGCGGCGGAACGTAGCTCAGCTCGGTCAGAGCGCTCGGTTTGGGACCGAGATGCCGCAGGTTCAAATCCTGCCGTTCCGACTTAGGAAGGATTATCATGGATTTAGCCGAGTACGCCGCCGCGCAAGAGCGGTTGCTGCGCAGGTTGATTATGGCCGTCGTATGGGTCATGCGCGCATTCTTCACACCGTTAGGACTGACTAGGAGGAATTGGCGCAACCTAACGCGAGGGCTTTACCCTGTCGTAAAGCAGTATAGAGATGAGGCCGCCGAGCTGGCCCGGCAGTTTCACGACGCTAACCGCGCGGCACAGCTACCTAACGTTCCTCGTCACGACGTTTATAAGGACGACTACTATCCGATTGAGTGGTTCGAGGAAGCAGTTGAGTCGACTTTCGATGAGTACCAGCGTACAGGGAACTACGAGGGTGCAATTACAGACTTGACGAACCGTGTCATTAAGATTGTCGAAGATGGTGCCAGGCGCACACTGATTCGAGCCGTCGAGACTGACACGTCTGTTCGTTTGAGGGGATGGGCACGGTACGACCCTGAACCTCCTACGTGCGGTTTCTGCACGATGATGATATCGCGCGGCCCTGTTTACATGAGTGCTGAAACGGCAGGGTTTAAGGGCGATAATCTATTAGCAAGTGAGCTGTGGGACCGTATCGAGCGTAATCAGGGCGAGGATGCGCAGCTTGCCGATGAGTACATGCGCTCGATGATGAAGCGATGGCACCCCGGCTGCACTTGCATTGTAGTTCCTGTGTATAAACGTTCGGGTTACCCGAGCGAGGCACAGGAGAAGGCAGCGATGAGAATCTACCAGCGCGCACGTCGTCTGTCTGAGAAGAAGGATTATAAGTCGATCCTGAAGGAAATGCGGAAGCTTCTGCGTAATCCTCGGGACGATGAGGATGAGACCAATCTACCGTCAGTTGCTTGACGGTTCTTATGACGAGCCTGGCGCTCGTGTGTTCATTACCCAGGAGGTATAGATAATGTCGGATGACACCCGCAATGAGACTACGGAACCCGTTGAGGCTCCTAAGTCTGCGGATAACGATGGTGGCGTTGACCTGAGCAAGCTTGACAGTGTCGACAAGCTGCCGAAGTGGGCGCAGGATGAGTTGAAGCGCGCCCGTCAGGATGCTGCCAATTACAGGACTCGGTTGAACAGCGTGGCTGATGAACTTCGCGCTAAGATCGAGGGTGAGTTCAATTCACAGATTGAGGCTCTGAACGGTGAGCTTACTGAGCTAAAGGCAAAGGCTGAAGAGGCCACGCTATGGCAGATGAAGCTTGATGCTGCGCTTGAGGTTGGTGTTTCTGGCAAGCACCTTAAGGACTTTGCTGAGAGGCTGCGCGGCACGACGTTTGAAGAGCTTAAGGCAGACGCCGAACAGGCTATGTCTATCTACAATATTGGGACGGATAAGGCCACTGATCCGACTGCGGGTCTAGGTGGTAATGGACCGAAGACCAAGCCGGAAGATGCTCTTGGACACTTTATCAAGAGTAGTCTTGGCTGGTAAATCAGAGAAAGAGAGATTGAATAAATGGCATTTCAGAATGAGGTGTCCCCGAACCGCGAGGATCGGCATCAGGGACGACTAGCGTATCTGACTGATGACCTTCTGCCGAAGGAGACCACGGGTCTTCTGTGGGAGCAGGCTCGGGAGTCTTCGCTTGTGCTGCGTCTTGGCCGTCAGGTTCCGGTGGGATACGGGGAAACTGTTATCCCGCTGAACACCCTTGAGCCTGAAGTTGGTCAGGTCGGTGTGGGTACTCGTCCGCAGGACCGTGAGGGTTATCGGAAGCCGGTTAGTGGTATCGCGTGGGGCTCGCAGTCCTTCGCTCCGATTAAGCTGGCGACGATTGTCACCGCGTCTGAGGAGTTCGCTCGGGCTGACGTGAACGGTATGTGGTCGAGCATGACCAGCCAGCTTGCGAGCGCGATTGGTCGCGGTATTGACCTTGCTGTTTTCCATGCTGCTCGCCCTGACAACGGTGCGGACCTGCTTGGTGTGTCCAACAACGGCAACGTGAACGCTTCTCCGCACGTTACTCAGTACGACGACGGCACTGACACGCTGGACGTGAAGCTTACTGAGGCGTGGGCGGATCTTGTTTCGCGGGGTTACAGCCCTAACGCGTGGGCGATTGACGAGCGGTTTGTTCCTGCGGTGATGACCGCGCGCGACCAGAATGGGAACCTGATTTTCCAGAACGCCCTTGACCTGTCGAGCAACAACCTTGGTACGCTGGCTGGTCTTCCGGTGCAGCGCGGTAAGGCTGTCTCGGGTATGCTGGGTGCTCACAACTCGAACAACAACCGCGCCATCTTGGGAGACTTCTCGCGGATGCTTTACGGCTACGCTGACGGTGTCCGGGTGAAAGTCACCGACACGGGTGTGATCACCTCCGCTGATGGTACTCAGATCAACTTGTGGCAGACCAACCAGGTTGCCGTACTGATCGAGGTGACCTTCGGTTGGTGGGTTGACCCTGACGCGTTCCACATCCTCCGTGAGGGTAGCACGGACGAGCAGTTTGCTAGCCCGTCGACTGCGCTTCCGGGCGGTGAGTCTGCTGACGACACCGTTCCTACGGAGCAGACGGGTAGCTAATAACTGACTACTTACTAAAGGGAAGGTGGCTGGGATTCTGGCTGCCTTCCCTTTTCTGTTTAAGGAAGGAGACGTTATGAGAATTGCCATGTACGTGCACTACTACTTGCCATACCATTTCGCGGGTAGCGAGATTTATGTGCATGAGCTTCTTAAAGAGTTGGCAGCGTCAGGTCACGAGGTGAAGGTATTTGCTACGGACGAAACATCGGGAGAATGGGAGTTCGACGGCATACAGTGCATCTCTCCGAAGCCGGGGACGAGTTTACATACTGACGTGAAGGACTTTAACCCGGATGTCGTGATCACGCACCATAAAGGTACTCCTGAAGCAGCTCATCTTGCCCGTGCTACGAACGCGAAGCTAGTACAGGTAGTTCACAATGAGCGTAGCTATATGCATATGCTCTTAGATCATGGCGCTGATCTAGTCATCTATAACTCTCAGCATGTTGCAGATACGTTTACGCCGAAGTTCCCATATCCTTACGAGGTTCTTTATCCGCCAACACGTCCTGAGCGCCACCGCACAGAGCCGGGCGATAGAGTTACCCTGATAAACCTACAACCTGCTAAAGGGTCAGACGTTTTCTATGAGCTAGTTGCCCGGATGCCTGACGTAGAGTTCCTAGGCGTCGAGGGCGGGTATGGTGAGCAACGATTCGATACGCACCCTAATGTAGTTTTTCAGAGACAGACCACGAACATGCGCGATGACGTATGGGCACGTACGAAGGTGCTACTCGTTCCATCTACCTATGAGAGCTGGGGAATGGTAGGTGTAGAGGCTCTTGCTAGCGGAATCCCGGTTATAGCCTCTCCGACGCCAGGGTTGCTCGAATCACTTGATTATGCTGGGGTGTTTGTTCCACAGAAGGACGTGAGAAGCTGGGAACGGGAACTTCGTAAGCTTCTCGATAATGAAGACGTGTACGCGGCTGCCTCTCGTTTGGCATTGAAACGTAGCGCTGATCTTGACCCTGCTGAGGCGCTTGCACGAGTGGTGAGACGTATCGAGCAACTATGAGGTGATTTAGATGGCATATGCCACTGTTGAAGATGTCCAAACCCGTCTAGGCCGCGAGCTGTCGCCGGAGGAGACGCAGATGGTTTTGGCGCTCCTTGAAGACGTTGAAGCAATGATTCGTCAGAGAATCCCTGATCTTGATGAGAAGATTGAAGATGGGAAGATTCAAGAGCGAATCGTTGTTATGGTCGAAGTGAATGCAGTTCTCCGCGTTCTGCGTAACCCTGACGCGTTCCTAAGCGAGACGGACGGGAACTACAGCTACACACGGAGTTCGGATGGCGCTTCCGGGTATCTTGAGATACTCCCGAACGAGTGGGACTGGCTCTGCGACACCGGTGGGATGTTCCAGTTGATTCCGATCACTCCGTACGGCGACCGTGTGGAGGGCGGCTATCGTCAGCCTGACGCGCATTACTGGTGCCCTCCTTCGCATAGTTGGAGGGTGCGTGTGCGATGAGTTTGTTGTATCGCGGGCGAGAGACTGTCACGATCTACCACGCTGAGGAATGGATTTCCGAAGACGGCAATATTATGTATCGACCGTCTAACACGGATGTCGAGGTTCTTAGTAACTGCGTCATTCAGCTAGCGGCTCAGTCAGGAACGAGCGCGCGGAGAGCTGAGCAGGACGAAGAAGGTTACGACCTAGAAGAGGTGTACCGATTCCGCCCGCCTGTTACTTATACTCGTGAGATTCATTTCGCGTCTCAGATCGAATGGCACGGGCTACGGTGGAACATTATGGGCCACCCTCGACGATACAACGGCAGCGATCGCACCCGCCATATTGACTACATGATCAGGAGGGTTTGATGGCTAAAGGTTCCGTGCGTTTACTTCCTCAAAAGAGGATGAACCGGACGGTGTCGCATCTTAAGGGTGTGCGTGCGGCGGTTAGGTCTGAGGCGGAAGACATTGCGGCTATTGCTAACTCCCGTCTGGCTCCGCATAGGCGCACGGGTGCGGCACATATCGAAGTCGAGCAGTCGGACGTTGACACTGTGGTGTCGCTCGTTGACGAAGCTGCGTTGAGTATCGAGTTCGGTCACTACATGGGGTCTTCCAGTCTCGGGACTTCTCGCAAGTTTATTCCAGGACTGCACCTGTTCATTGACTGGTATCATGATGGGTTGGTGTAGTCATGCAGAAGATGCATAGAGTTCAGTCTATCGCGATCCCCATTCTCCGCGAAGGTTTCGCCAATAGCGAGTATGCCGACTTAGACATTAAGGTCGGATCGTGGGTTCCCGCGCAGGCTGACCGGCCGGATTTCTGGATTAACGTGCGTCGTATGGGCGGTTATCCGGTTGACCCTAAGATGCTGGACCGTGCGGTTATTGAGCTTACTTGCTATGGCGATGTCACTTATGGTCTTGAGCTTACCGAGAATGTTCATTTAGAGGCTCAGATCATTCTTTGGGACGCCGTGAGAACGGCTAAAGTAGTAGCAGGTAAGGGAAGCCTGAGTTCGTATAGACAAACTATGGGACCGACACAGTTCGACTCTCCCTATGACGATAAGTTCCGAGTTCAAAGTCTGATCCAATTAGGGGTCAGACCACTTCCTAATTGAAAGGATGACACATGACGCATATTGATGACGCGGTTATTACTCCAGGTACGGGGTTTATCTTTGTTGCCCCGACTGGCACTGCCCGACCGGACATTTCCGAGATTGAGTCGTATGAGCCAATGGATGATGACCACTTTGAGGGTTGGAGTTCTATTGGTCACACGTCTCGTGATGAGCTTCCGACGTTCGGTTTTGACGGCGGTGATACCGAGGTTCAAGGCACATGGTCGAATGCTACCTTCCGCGAGGTCGTAACCGAAGCTCCAGCGGATTACGTGACCTTTAACGCGCTTCAGTTCGACGAGCAGGTGCTTGGATTGTACTACGGTGTGGAGGACACCACGCCCGGTGATGAGATTTTCGAGGTTCAGAACGCTCCAATCTCGACCGTTCCGCGTGCTCTGCTCGTGGTGATCGTTGACGGCCCCCGTAGGGTTGCATTCCATGCGGCTTCGACATCTATCCGACGTGAGGACTCTATCGAGCTAGAGGTTGACTCTTTTGCGGCGTTCCCTCTTAGGGCTACGTTCCTGAAGATGCCGGGTCAGCCCATTTACTCGTGGGTTGGCGTGGCTCAGGGCGATGTCGTGAGCTGAGAACTTCATACATGCTAAATGTAGTATGCCAGTAGTGACGAATTGGTCGTTACTACTGGCATATTTTCGTTTCTAAGGAAGGATTCAGATGGCTAAGGTTACTCTAGATCAATATCGTAAGGCGGCGGATGAGAAGTACGCCTCGTTTGAGATCGCTCTGGACTCTAAGACGACTGTGACGCTTCGTAACCCGCTGCGTATCGGCGATGAGAAGGTTCGTCGGTTTAACGAGATCATCGAGAAGATGCAGGAGCTATCCAGTAAGGGTACGGCATCGGAAGATGGCTGGAATGAGGTTGGAGCGGACGAGCCCGAGATTGATACTCTCGAACTTATCCCACTGTTTGTCGAGGTTTTCCGTCTTGTTGGTGATAAGAACGTTGAGAAGCTGATTGAGGCTATCGACGGCGATATTATCATTCTCCGTGAGATTTTCGAGGATTACGCGGAGGCAGTGAACCTGGGGGAAGCCTCTGGCTCGGAAGGATGATCAGTGAGCACGGTGACGAACTCATTGCAGACTTCCGAGAGTATTATAGCGTACGGCTTCTTGATGTTCTGAAATTCGATGGCAGTCTCAACGTTGCGGAGGCTGCCATTCTTGCACGTAAACTGCCTCCATCCTCCCGTACGGTTGCGGCCGTGCAAGGCGGCGATGAGTACTGGGGATGGGACTTTGAACGACACGTGCTGGTGTCGATTCTCGAAGCAATTAACGCTGGTAACCATCTATTCGCCAGTGCAAACAGTAAGAAGAAGATCAAACCACCGAAACGACTGCCGCGTCCTGGTGACGAAGAACGTAAGCGTAAGGAACGTGAGAACAACCCGTTCGCGCTTATGGTGAAGCGGCAGATGGATGCATTGAAGAAGAAACAGAAGGGAGACGCGTCACATGAGTAGTCCCGGTGGTGCCGAAGTTGGGCGTGTCTCCGTAAGGGTTGTACCTGACACGTCCCGTTTCAGGCGAGAGCTTGAAAGAGAACTGAAGAGCATTCAGCGATCGGTGCGCGTTCGCATCCCTGTCGATTTGGACACTAAGGGTGCGACCGCGCAACTTTCGCGTCTTCGCCAACAGATCGAACGCATGAGCGGCGTTGAGATCGACGTTAGCGTGAGCAAGGGAAGTATCCGAAAGGCCACCGTTCAGGCTCAGACTCTCCGTGGCGCGCTCATGGGTGCGGCTGACAGTGCTCGCCGGTTCGGTCGTTCTCTGAAGAGCGGTCTTGATACTGCTCGTATCGGCATGCTGTACGTGTCGGACGGAGCGAAGAAGCTTGCCACTCAGAACCCGTTCCGGTCGCTACGTCAAGGATCGAGTCTTGCGGTTCGAGGCATTAGGAATGTCGGTAAAGCAATCGCTGACGTGGATTTCCGTAAGGCTCGCCGCCGGGTCTCCGCATTCTCTAAGACACTCTTGACAGTGTCGAAGATCTTCGGTAAGGGCATAACGTTCCCCGTCGGCAATATCATTAAGGGCCTTACTCAGATCGGACGCGTTGGCTGGATCACTATCGCGGTCCTCGCGCTCATTCCGCCCCTTCTAGGTCTGATTGCGGGGCTGTTGGCGGGTCTTCCGTCGCTGCTGGCAGCGTTCGGTGCCGGTATCGCAGTTATCGGTCTAGGCATCGATGGCATTAAGAATGCGTGGTCCTCGTTCACTGAGGGTATTAAACAAACCCGTGCGGAGATTGCGGCCGTGTTTGAGAGCGGGCTTACTCCACAGTTTCAGGAGTGGGCACGCGTCGTTAACGAGATGTCTCCGGCACTTCAGGGCGTCGCGCAAGGTCTCGTGAACATGACTCAGGGGTTCACGGATGCGATTACTAGCGCTAAGGGCATGTCGCAGATCAACAATATCCTTGAGAACACTGAGAAGTTCTTCACGGATATGGCCCCGGTGGTAAAACAATTCACGAGTACGTTCCTTACAATGGCCGAAGAAGGATCTAAACACTTCGGCCTACTTGTCGACGTGTTCGGCGACTTTGCTACGAACTTCGACAAGATGATCAGCAGTGCGGCTGAGACAGGTAAGTTCGAATCGGCCCTTGAAGGGCTCGCTAAAACACTCGATGGCCTGTTCGACGCATTCATTAAGCTATTTGATGCTGGTCTTGAGGCAATGGCTCAGCTCGGCGGTCCGCTACATGACACGCTCAACGCGCTTGGCGACCTAGTTGTAGCGATGATGCCTGCGTTGACGGCCTTCGGTGAAGTGTTTTTGACGCTGGGTACTACACTTGCTAACGCGCTTGTACCTATTTTCCAGAGGCTTGGACCTCTTATCTCGAACGTGTTCGCGAGCCTTGCTACAGCACTCTCTGATGTTCTTATGGCTGTCGCGCCTGCGTTTGAGTCACTAGTTCGGTTTGCGCTTGAACTTATTCAGGCGCTCCAACCGCTGTTCCCGGTCGTTGCACAGCTTGCGGGCGCGCTAGGGAGTGTTCTCGCAACCGCGCTTGAGGCACTGCGGCCTCTTCTCCCAGTGATTTCCGACGCACTCGCTAAGGTGGCTGAGGTGATCAGTGTCGCTCTAAGCGAGGCTACGCCTGTGCTCGTGGAGCTGGCTGAGTCTATGGGTACTATGTTGGTCGAGGCACTTATAGAACTCTTGCCGCACCTCATTGACCTGCTAGATGCGCTTTTGCCGCTAATCCCTCCGATTGTCCAGCTTGCTGAGAAGGTACTTCCTCCGCTGATCGACATTCTGGGAATGGTGATTCCTCCGCTTGCGCGCGTTGCGTCCACGATTCTGAGCGTTGTCATTCCGGCTATCGAGGCTATTATTAAGGCAATTGGCTGGTTTATCGATAAGGTCGGGGACATTGCGAAGGGTCTAGCGAACGCTGGCAAGACCATTTTCAAGTGGTTCACGGACCTTCCTGGTAAGATTTGGAATCTGGTTAAGGACGCCGGTAAATGGCTGTTGGAGACTGGTAAGAATATCGTCAGGGGCCTCTGGAACGGTATTGCTAACATGGCAGGCTGGCTATGGGATAAGATTAAAGGCTGGCTGAATGGTCTTGTTGGCGGTATTGCCGACCTCCTAGGGATCGCTTCGCCGTCGAAGGTCATGGCTGAGATCGGGCGTGACACTGCTCGCGGTTTGGCTGTAGGTATCAACGACGCTGCACCTGACGCTGTCCGTGCTATGCAGGACGTCGCAGGTGACCTAGTAAGTGTCGGTACTGGTATCACGGCTGATGTCGAGGCTAGTGGCGGTTTGACACTGATGTCAGAAGGTATTGAAGACGCTATTGCTGCTGGCATTAGCGGTTGGCAGTTCTCTATTGACAAGTTCGGTATTGCACGTATGAACCGCAGTGCTGAACGTGATAACAGGTTCGGAAGGTAATGATGCTAGATATTCCGATGTTTTGGATTGGCCCGCTTGGGGGTCTTATGCCTATTGCCTGCCCTGAACCGGGGTTGACGAACTCGTTGGTGTTCAAGGCCGCTGAGAACCAAGCGCTCAACGGCCGCATCACGAGGGACTTACAGGGTGTCAGACGTGAATGGTCATTCACTGAGGCATATCTGGACCCTGAGGATGTGGCGTTCTTTGAGTCGCTCGCTACTCACGTGATCAAGCCGCCATTCCGTATTGTCGACCCGCTACGTAAGAACAGGCTACTCCCGTCTGTGGCTTCACCGTCTCGGGCAAGCTACTTAAGTAACGGATACGACTCGTGGTATGTTTACGGCGGTTCGACGTATCCTGATCGGAGCACGGACACCCCTTATGTAGAGTATACTACAGAGGGTGATCAGCGTACGGTTCGATACCGTCCGAGTAACTGCCTACGCGTTCGGCTGAATTCGGACGGTAGCACGGTATTTACGAACGGCATGCTGCGCCATTGGGATAGTGCTACTCCTTCCAATTCGGAAGTGTATCTCGACGCAATCGACCCCAGAGGTGGAGGATTGATTGTTAACGGGGGAGAGCAGTACGTTCTTTCCCTCACGGTGAATGTGATTTCTGGAACCGTCGAGGCAGGAGTTTACGGTGTCGACCAATCTGCGCATCTTAGCAGTTCGACGTCCGTGACACTGAGCACTACAGGCTGGCAGACTACGACGATGGATATCATCATGCCGAATAGTGAACTAGGTGTGACGCCGTATTTCCGAGCGGTCGGTGGTGCGGCAGAGTTTTGTGTCGGTTATATGCAGCTAGAGGCGGGTAATGTGGCGACCTCGTGGGAACCCGGATTCGGTGTCCCTGAATGCGACATTGTACAATTCAATCTGGCGTCGCCTCGTTACCCGCTGACTACAGCACAGATTAAGGTGAAGGAGCTTTGAGTCATGTTTGAAGTGCCGAATGATCCTGAGATGAATGAGGCATTACGGGATGCTATTAAGAGTAGCTCCCGTGAAATGTACGACGTGGTGTATTTCGACTGGGATGCAGACGGCACGTACGACCACGAGTACACGGATTTGTCATCTATCGTGGTCGATGCTCGGCTAGAGCGGGCTACTCTCACGTCCGATCTTCCCGAGGCTATCAACACGATTCAAGGTTACAGCTCTGCGGAATTGACGCTTGTGCTGGCTGGCGCTCGTAACACGGGCGACTTGACGGCTATGCAGTTGTTTTCTCCGTTCTACACGCGGTCTCCGTTCAGGGGTACTCGGCTCACGGGCGTCGAGGTCACGTACTGGAAAGAGGTCGTCACTGCCCTAGGCAATGTGCGAATTCCTCAGTTTAGGGGCGTGATCCGCAGCATTCAGTTCGACGCGGTTACTGAGCAGGTGCACATTACCTGTTCTGACGCTATGAACTGGATTGCTAATTCAGTTACCCTGCCGCATTGGGCGGCTAACCGTGTTGATCGCGGTGAGAAGGGCGGAAGCGGTGCTGCTGCTACTCCTATTAACGCTCAGTGGGTGATTGGCGAGCTTCTGGCAGCAGGTGGTACTCCTATCGGTCCGGCTGCTCGCCCAGATGCGGTGTTCTTCACTTCTGGCAACGGAGGGTTCATCCCACGGGTAGGCACTATCGCACGGTCTAGGCCCCCGTACGCGGTTCATGGAATCACGCCGCTTCTCGGTACTGACATGTGGGAAGAAGGCAAGTATGGGCTAGCGTTCAAGGGTAACTATGATAGCGATGGCGGATATTGGGGCACGGACGCGCAGTGCTGGCTTCGCGATGCGGCAACGAGCCGCGTCCTTAATATCAACACCGGTCAACGCCTAGCGTTCTCGTACTGGTTTAAGAGTCGAGGGACGGGCGAGGTTCTTCCATTCCCCGACACGTATTTCGGCGTGATGCTACCGCATTTAGAAGGTATTTTCCTAGATGTGGGTCTGGACTCGTCGTCAGAGCGTGCGCACTTTTCGGTGAACACGACGGATTCGGGACAGACGTTTGTCTATCTAGGAGACGGTTCGTGGGGAGGTAGCCCTTACGAGTGGAAGTGGACATTCCCTCCGCTAAGTGAAGGTTGGCACTACATTAATGCGAGCATCCGCTTCTTATCGGGTTCGGTGGAATGCACGTTCCATGTTGATGGTGTTCAGGTTCAGCCTACATCATCGCAAACTGCAAATACGGGCTTCATCCCGTATGACCGCCCGGATGACAGGTTTCAGCGTAACATCATCAACATGGACTTGTGGGGATCTGCTCAGCATATTCAGCTTTACAATAGCGAATATGGGTTTGACCCTAGGTACATGCATCCTCCGACATTCTCAGATGGGACTCCGAAGACTAGTGTCTCCCGTTCGGCTAACTCGCTGTATTGGCTGCCTGACGTGGATCATGTTAATGTGTGGGAGATGCTAGGTACGGTCGCTTCGGCGGAGTTTGGTGCTGTCTACACTGATGAGTTGGGCACACTCAACTTCCGCACTCACGAAGAGATTCGACCCGCTGACGGACTATCTGAGGTTGTCGAGACCTATACGGTGGACGACATTCTCAGTATGATGACCAACCCGTCGCTTGACCAGTACAGGAATGTCATTTCGGCACCAATCATCGAGCGTTGGGCCGTGAAGGATCTGATCTTTCAACCGGCTACTGCCGATGATCTCCCGATCTTGACAGGGCTAAGCTGGCAGTCACATAGGCGACCCGTTAGCGAAGTGATTCAGGCGCAGTCTGGTCCTATCACGCCCGTATATCGTAAGTCACATCCGACGTACCCGTCATGGGACGATGACCAGGCGCTAGATAACTACGCATGGAACAACTCGTCCATTATGACTATCACGATGTTCGCGTTGATTAATCCTACTAACTCTGATGCGTGGGACGATGCGTACATTACGGTGCCAAATAAGGCATTCCGCCATTACCTAACAGATGATGGTCGATATATCGACCTTTGGGGTAATATCAGCGGCGGCGGAGGTGTCGGTGTATGGATGGGTGCGCGTGCTCCTGAAGCGGCCGACGTCAGTAAGATGACGAATCCCCAGGATTTGGCTATTAACATGCGCATTCACGGAATGGTGTACTCTGAACCTAACGTGGTATGGCGTTGGGCTGACGCTGACGAGGAGGTAGATGAGTTCGGTAAGTTCGAGCTGCGCCTTGAAACTAATGACTGGCGTCAGCATCGTATCGATGTGCAGAATCTTCTAGAGAGTCTTCTGCTAGACACCGTCACTCCTGCCCCCATTGTGGAGAATCTCGCTATCCCGTCCGATCCTCGTCTACAGATCAGGGACATCATCGAACTAGACCCTCAGAACAACTTCTCGTCGCCTGTACGGGCGCAGGTGCTTGGTATTCGCCGGGCATCTGCTGAAGCTGTTGACTATATCGACGTGCGCATTATCGAAACGCCGTCGACGTGGGTTCTGGGTGATCCGTCACTGAGTCTGCTCGGCATTACTACGATTCTAGGAGACTGATATGACTGCACCAATGTGGCCGGTGCCTGATCGGCAGAATGCTGATCTTATTGACGACGAGATTTGGAATACTGAGCTTGTGGCTCCGTTGAACAATCTCAATAGTCGTGCTGTAGCGCTTGAGAATCTGACGTCGAACGCGACATACGGCAATGGGGCACTGAACGACCGTCTAATTGTCGTGGAGAACGGTTTGGACTCTACGAACGCAGACGTCAGTGCTATTGAAAGCACGCTGAACACGGCTGTAAGTAACATTTCGTCGCTGAATGGTCGAGTCACTACGCTTGAAAACGAGATGGATACTGCGCAGTCTGATATCCTTGGGCTTCAAGCGATCACAGGTAACTCTACGTACGGAAACACAGCGCTGAGCAACCGTCTGGGAGCTGGCGTCGGGACGGGTACAGATCCGATCACGGGATCTGCTACGTCTCAGTTAGAGGCTCTGCGGTCTCGTGTGGGCGCGTTGGAGAGCGTCACGCCAGGTGGCATTACTGCGTACTCCACTACCCTTCCGACGCTCTCAGATCCCGCGTCTAGTGTCTACGTGGACTGGGGAACTGCTATACAGATCCCTAACCCCGGTTACGAGGTCATCGTAATGGCGTGGTTGAGCGGTTATGTATTGAATGATGGCCAAGGTACGCAGAACCGCCTGCGCGTTACCGCGTCATTTAATGGGTCAACGTGGGTAGACGGAGCGAACGCAGTGGACCAGGCCGGTGGGGGCGCCTCAACACGTCGGGGCGGTATGACCGCGATTTATATGACACGCGGAGTTCCTACTGCTGATATAGCTGTTAAAGGTCAAGCGTGGTGGTCTGGTTCGGGAGGTGCTCCGAGCTTTTACGAAGGATATTTGACAGTATTGGTTATCCCTGCTGGTAACTAAGAAAGGATAATGATATGTATCAGATTAAGCAGCTCGTTAAGCGACCTACTACGTACCGTGCATACTCAACAGACGAGGCTCCTGTTGTTGAAGACTTGCTCGATATTTTCGGTGACAATGGTCTGACTGTTGTCAATTATTGGGAGAATTCGGATTCGTGGCTGTTCCACATAATGAGTGAATCCTGGGAACAGTGGTTGAGTGTTTCTAAGACAACTACTCTGAAGCTCGTTTATGACCCGGCTGTAGGGTTTGAAGAGCTATCTACGCAGTATGCCCCGTACGAAGAGATCTATGTAACTCCCACGGAGCAGTAATGGAAGGCGCACCAATCCAAGATGACACGTTGAGCATGTTGATTGGTGCGCTTCCGACTCTTGGCCCTGTCGGGATGGTCCTTCTCATTCTGGGATATGTCGTGAAGCAGTGGTTGAATAGTGA